TAACGGCCCAACGAAAATTGAGCCATAGGTATCGGTTGCAGTTATGCCCGATCAAGGACGCACCAAGGTGTTCCCGGAAGTCCTCGGTCTTGGCTTCATACCAGCCAAAGATTTGGCTAGCGGTCGTCACCTGATCGGGCTTGCTCATTTACTTGCGCTCCCAAGGCTTTGCGGCAGCCGCTGGGGCCTGTGCAAATGACGATGGTGCCGCACCAGCCCCTGCACGCTTGTAGCCCATCACGCGGTTCCTGGTGGGGTCATTACGGTCAATGCCCAGAACCAGAATAAACGGAATGTCGTTAAGCTGGTCGGTGTCATCAAGTTCCGCAAAGCCGCAAGCCGCTGAGATGGCCTTGAGGTTTGCACGGGCGATTTGTTCGGCAACCTCATTAGGGTTATGCAGGTTCAGGTTTTCCCAAATCTTGCGGCCCGAATGTTCGCCGTCCGTAATCTGCATGGTCAGGGCAAGATATTCGCCCGTCCCTGCCTTGGTGATCTTCATCTGGCTTTCGGTAACGATAGCCTCGTATTCGCCCTTGGGCAGCGGATCAAAGCCGCTCTTGGGTGCTTCATAGGTGGAAATGTCGAAATGGACCTTAGCCATGGTTTAGTTTCCCTTTTTGATGGAGTTTGAAAATTCGGACCAGATCATTGGTATGTTGTCTGGCAATCCGTAGCGGTTCTTCGCCATATAGGCTGGCCGCTCGCTCGTAAACAACAATCTTTCGCCCGTGGAAATTCCCCGGTTGCTCGTCTTGTTGAATCCTACATCGTCCTTTTTGACGATGGTCTTGTAGTTGGCAAACAGAACAGCATCCGCCCATTCGCGCACCACGGAACTAGAACGCTCCTGTAGCTTGGGCTGATAGCGGTCGTATGGCTCGACCTCTGGACTGTCAAAGCGCTTGATAGCGGTATGGGCCAGCAGGATAACCGACATGCCCTTATCGTTACGCAAGGCGTTCAGGCCGTCCAAAACATCGCGCCACTTCTGTGCCGCAATGATAGCGCCTTTGCCATAGGCTAGGTCTTTGGCGTCATACTTGGACTCAATTTCCTTTTGGATCATGGCCTCTAGCCAATCCAGGCTATCGACCACCACCGTTTGGAAAGCGTGTTCCTCGCTATATAGCGTGGCGATTGCGTCCATAACGTCCTCGGCATTAGCGGCCAAGGGGAAATGGGCAATGTCTAGCGATCCAAGACCATCCTCGGTGAGGATGAAAATTGGATCAGGCGCACCAGATGCGAACGTCGTCTTGCCGATCCCCTCGACACCATAAACCATGATGCGAGGGGCGGCGATTGTCGCGTTTCGCTTGATGCTTTTAAGATCAAACGCCATTATTCTTCAATCCTTTCAATTGATACTGATACTTTTGCTGGTTTCATGGTGATAACGTCCGACATACGCAGCCATACTTCGGGCCTGTACATACGGATTTCCTTTAGCTTGGTTTCGTTCAGGTCTTTCTTGATGCGGACAACCTGGTATTCTGCGGGCCAGTCCTCAGACATAGCCTCTAGCTTGTCACAATTGCCCTTGTAGATCATCTTGGAATCAAGGGTCAGCTTGTAGCCGTTGCCCAGTTTGAGGCTCATACGGCCTTCTGCGTTGGGCTTTACGATGGCAAGAATATTTTTCTCTATGCCAATGCGTTTATCGTTAGCCGCCTTTTCTTCTGCTTTGGCTGCAAGCCAAGCGGTAGTCAAGGTTTCTAGTTGTTCGTCGGTTGTCATTTGCATGTTCCTTCTGCTCACAACGCAATAGGTACATGATCATGTGACAAAGGCAATATGATTTTTTATTTTTATTTTGATTGAAATCATATCTGATCCGTGTAGGTTCCAAGGTCGTCAAAAAAGGAGCAATACACATGGCATCCATCAAGGGGCGGTGCGAACCCGCCTATAACATCGTGGTAAGGCTTGGCGGGGTTACCCGTACAGCCGAGCTGTTAGACATTACGCAATCCGCTGTTAGCCGCTGGCTTATTCCGGCAACAAGTAATGGCACGGAAGGCCGCATACCCCAGCGATACTGGGATAACATTCTAAAATTCGCCACAAAACACAACATAAGAATCGACGTTTACGACCTCTCCGGCCAACCCCGTCATCACTGAGGCCACAATGCTTAATTCAGAGTTCCTATCTGCTGCCTATGGGCGGCTGCGGGATACCTATGGCTGGACGACCAGTTTTGCATCTGATCCTAATCAGAGCGAGCCAGGCGCTTGGTCAGGCAACCCGTACATGGATACACCCGCGCACCGATCCTTGATTGATCGGCGGGAAAGCAACAATAACTTTTTCTGCGTATCTATTATGCAGACACCGGACAAGAAACGGCGGTCCAAGGATTGCTTTTTGCGTATGGCGGTTCTGCTGGCGGATGACGCTAGCCCAGACGATCTTTTTGGAAACCCGTCATATATTTTTGAGACCTCGCCTGGCAATCACCAGATCGGGATATTCTTAGACGCGACCGACCCAGATACCGCCAATAGGCCGCTACTAGATGCGGTCTTGCAGGTTATGGCCGCTAGCAAGCTTATCAATGCCGATTCTAGCGGCAATAACGTGGTGCGCTACGGACGCTTGCCTGTGGGCTGCAACACCAAACAGCGAGACACTGGCACATTCCAAACCAAAATCATCTATTACAAAATAAATGCCACATACACATTAGCGGATGCGGTCGCCACATTTGGGCTTGACCTCGAAGAAATCCGCCAAAACATAAACACGACCCCCGCAAAAACACAAACAACAAACAATTCCACCGGTTCAGCCGTTGACCTGTACAAAAACCTGATCAATCCAAACCTTGATGAGCGGTCTTATCACGACCCACTATTGAAGCTTTCGTCTGGCATGATTGCGTCAGGCATGGCACCTGGCGCAGTCGTTAATTATCTTCGCTCCCTTATGCTAGCGATTCAGCCCGAAACGTCAGGCCCAGAATTTGACCGCTGGGAAGCGCGGATAGGTACCGAGTTATCAAGGATGGTATCATCAGCCGAAAAATATGCTCCTGCCCGCCCAGAAGCTTTACAGGGCGACGTATTCGTATCTCAGGAGCAATTGAGAGACAAAACCCGAAACGTCCGTTGGCTGGTCAAGGGCCTGGTGCCCGAGGATAGTATGGGGATGATCTTTGGTGCATCAGGGACGTATAAATCCTTTATCGCCATTGATCTTGCCATGCATATAGCGCACGGCATGGATTGGGCGGGTCTTAGAACCAAGCAAGGCCCGGTCGCCTATATCGCCGCAGAAGGTGGGGCGGGCATTAGCCGACGTTTAGACGCTTGGTGCAATCAGTTTGGGCTGGTTGAAACCAATAACTTGCATATTTGCATCACACCATTTCTTTTAACGGCTCAGGATGAAATGGCGCATTTGAAAGCGGCCATTGCCAAGTTCCCTCAGCCGCCTAGCGTGGTGATCATCGACACCTTGTCTCAAACATTCAGTGGCGACGAAAATTCGTCCAGCGATATCGGGACGTATCTCAGAATGATCAACAGCGAGATCAGGGCGGCGTTTAACTGTACGGTGATCGTTATCCACCATACAGGCCATAGCGCGGCAGAGCGTCCCCGTGGTTCGTCTGCCATTACCGCCAACCTGGACTTTATCTTAGGCGTGTTCAAGCCTGATCCAGAGGCGTCGCGAGCCAAGGTGGGCGTCCACAAAATGAAGGATGGCGATAAGGTCGATGACCTTTATTTTAACATGACCCGTTTGGTCTTGGGTGAAGATAGCGACGGGGACGAAATTTCGTCATTGGTCGCGGCGCATGATGAGGCTGGGGGCGGTCCTAAGTCGTTCAAGGCCAGCAAGTATGATTCGATGATTCTTAAAATGATGCCTGACAAGCGCCAAGTGACAGAAAAGGATATTCGCGATGAGGCTGGCAAGGGGTCAAACGAAACGGACCGGACAATTTACCAAGGGATTAAGCGTTCCCTTGATAAACTGCATAAGGCCGGAATGATTCGTAGTTTCGGAATAGGGGTATGGGGGCGGGTGGATTAACCCGCCCTTGTGGCCCTGCCTTGGTTTACTTTCCACATAACGCCGCGATTCAATGCGGCATTCTTTTTCTTGTAATCCGCCGGGGTTAGGTTGCTGACGCAAAGGGCCTTATGGGCAGCGCAATAAGCCGAACCCTCGACCTTTTGCTCACCGCACATGATGGCCTGATCCATATCCCCAATCGGCATGGCTTCGGCAATGTATCTGCATCCATTGGGTCTGATCCTGGTTAGTGTGGCCGAGTGCTGGCCGAGTGGTTCTGTACTAACAAACATAGCAACAACCTCCTGTTTAAGAGTAGGCTTGGGCTTGATAGCTTTGGCCTTAGGCGCTTTCCATAGTTTAATCTTGGGAACGGATATAATTGGCCGATAGACCCGGTTAGCGGTATCAATAGCGCCGACCTTTTTAAGGCGGTGGATTTTGCCGCAAATCATGTTGCGGGTCGGCGCACCGATAATGCGGGCAATCTCTGTGGCGCTGTGGCCGTCTAGATATAGCTTGACTATCTGATCAGTGTTTTCTTGCGTCCAGAAATCGTCTTTCATACCGTCTCCAATGGCTTGCTATTGCCGCCGCGCTTGTTCTTGCGCCTGGCGACCAGGGCGGCGTAATATGCGCTATCGCCCCGGCTCTTTGTCGCGCCCTTGGTAGCGCCGCCCTTGGCCCCTATGGCCGCAAAGTGTTCGGGTGTTCCTGGTGGTGCGGTCATTTCAGATGCTCCCCTGCTTCGATGTAGTCCGCGATACTATCGCCAAGATGATCGGGAATAAGAAACTGTTTCAAGCGCAGCCAAGCCACGATCCTGGCCCGCTCGGTTTCTGCGGCTTTTTCCGCCTCATACTTTAAACAATCAATTTCGTCGTGTAGGGTGTGCAAGCGTTCTTGCATCCATTCAATAGTTCTAAAACTCATTTCAGATGCTCCAGTTCACGGATGGCCCATTGGATGCCTTGGATTTCAACGCCCATATCGTGCAGACCGTGGGCGTCCTTGGACGACAGAAAAACCTCTGACATTGCCCAGCAGATCGTTTCACGATCGCGTAAGGATTTGATTCGGGTTTCTATTGCGTGATTAATCATTAAAAATTGCTCCCTTCTTTGTCTGTGGCCGCTTGTCGCGGGGCTGCATCGCCTGACCGCCCGCCTCTTTCGCCGCCATCCTCCAGGTATGGATTGCCTGTGGCTATGGCCCATAGGCGGCGCTTTTGGCGGTACAGTTCCTGTTTGTCTTCTTCTTCGCGTGTCATTGGTTATCCCTCGGTTTGCAAGCGGCGCAATCATATGAGCGCCCGTTTATGTCTTTTTTTACCGGATGGCCTGGCGGTAGTTTGGCCCCGCATTTGCATGTCAATTGGGCCACAACGCAAGCCCTAAAATCAGGGTTAAGGCGATTGCAATTAGATAGGCTTGAGTATGGTCTATCAATTGATTTGCTCCTTGGCTGGCGGTTCGTATTGGACGATCTTGACAGCGTTAATTGCGCTTGCCGCGATATCGTAAACCTCGGTATCGTCCGTGATCTCTTGGATAGTTGCCAAGGCTTGCATCAACAGGCTTATCTTGGCGTCGTTTAGCGCCGTGGTTATTAGTTGTTCCATCGCCAATTCGTAAACCTGGCGCTCAAAAGGATCGTCTATATCGTCTAGGTTTTCGAATTGGCTAGTTAAGTCTCTGATGTATTCGTTGCGTTCATCGTCGGTCATTTTACATGGCTCCAGGTTTCGCCTAGATAGGCTTGGCGGATGGTCTTACAGTTGACGCCGTAGCGTCTGGCAAAGGCCGAGAAGCCCTTGCTATGGCTGTCGGGTACATATGAGGCCCTGATGTGTCGGACCCGTTCCTCGGTCAATTTGGCATGGCCGTGTTTGACGCCTCGAGGTACCTTATGCATGTACTTGTATTCAGGCTTGGGGGTATCAGACATATTTCCAGCCCTCGACAAAAAGCCAAGTCATTGACATGGCCAAGCCTCCGCCAATGCCTAGCCCGATCCCGATTCTGGCCGCGATAAGCAAGGCTTGGCCTATCGGCATGGGTTTGGGGCGTGGTGACGTTATCGGTATGATTTTGGGTTTACGCATCACCAGGGCCTTTCTTGGCGCTGGTGTTTGGCTTCCGCCGCTAAATCGTCGGCGCAAAGCTGGCAATGGCCGTCATCGTTTATGCTGGCCGTTTCAATGAACGGTTCGGAACATTCGACGCAATGCCAAAGGTCGTCGTCATTGTAAAACTTACCGTCAATTTCGGTAATTAGATGTTTCCAATTTTCGTCGGCGTTCAATTCCGCGTATTCCTCTGGGTCTAGCGGCTGGGCGTCGGGGAATGTCTCATAGGTCATTGTTCTGTCCTTTCGTCGCGATTTCAGCGGCAAGGGCGGTATAGCCCAATTTATCTGCGTAGCTGTCCAAGTGCTCAGGGGTTTTAACTAGGCGGCAGGTCTTGAGCCAATCAAGGCATAATGCGACCTGGGCCGCGCTGATATGGCATTGGCTCCCTAGAATGATCTGCCAGCCTTGGGCGATATGGGTGAAATTCAATTCGGCGTCCCCGTAATCGCTTGCCCTTGGGCCGTTGATTAGCCGCTTGGCATGGTCAAGGATTGCGTCACGGTTCATTGTGTAGCCTCTCGCACCTTATCAATTGCCGACCGGGCAAGATTCATAATTAGCGTGAACGCTTCCCCGGCTTTTTCCTCATCGTCATTAGGCGCGCATGTCGCGTAATTGGCGATGCGCTGCAAGACCGTGATTAAATAAACGTTTGTTTGCTCTTGCGTACTCATGCGCTCGCCCTCTTGTAATCAGGATGAAATACCCCGACCGAATAGGCCAGGCTTTTAATCGCCCGCGCCTTGGCATTGGCAAGATCGCCCGCATTTGATTGCGCGATAGCGTCTGCAAGACATAGGTACGCGCTTGATGCATCTTGCGCCTGATTGGCGAATAAATGCTTGCGGGCAAGGTTTATGGTGGTTTGCGTGTTCATTGTGGTGGCCTCCCGTGTTGCTGGTTAGAAGATGAGCCAAGGGGCGATTAGCATGGCGAAGAATAAGACGGTGGTTATGATGAATGTGATTGCGTCTTTTGTTTCGGGGCTCATGGGTTTGCATCCCTATTTTCGACAAATCTACGCAATGCCAGTCCATCGCGCCATGCCTGGTTAGCAATTGATAGGCTAATGCGGTTCTCAATATATAAACGCGTGAAACGCGTTTTATCGTTTTGTGCGCCGCACGCCTTTAAGCAAATAATCAATTCCTTACGCGTCATTGCGTGGTTTCCTTGTGTTTGTGGTTGCGTTGACATTTAGACATATGGCTTGCGTTGGTGCAAGGGTTATTTGACGAAAACTATTTTCGCGCCTTGGCCAGCCATTAGGTCAAATTGACGTTGGCTAATCCGATATTTGATACCATCCGAATATGTCCAATGCTCCCATTGGCCATTTGCGCGTTCTTTGTAAATCGTTTCCATTGTGCGTTTTCCTTTTGTGTTTGGTCTAGGGTCTAATGGGGCGGACCGTGATTGATCCGCCCGGTTAGATGCTAGAGACCGCGATATTGCATTTCATAATTAACCGCCGCCCATGCCGCCATATCGCGTGGTGGCGCGCTTTCTTCGCTATCGCGACCGTACAAGTACCAATAGCCTTTGAGGCTATCGTTGCTCATGTTAGCGAAACGCTCGGTATAATAATTTAGCCATTTATCGAATGTGTCGTTTGGCATTGTGCTTTCCTCTTGCGTTTGTTCATACTCTTGAAACGCGATTGCCTCGTCGTCGCTAGTGACATATGCGTCGTTTGCGTTGAAATAGCCCATTGTGTTTCTCCGATTTGGTTTGGGTTTGGTCTAGGGTCTAATGGGAAGCCCCTTGTTAGAGGCCTCCGGTTAGATGCTAGAAATTCCAAGGGGTCGCGCCATACTCTGCGGCGATTTTGCGAGCATGGCGTTTGTCGATAACGTCGATATCCCGGCGCACCCAAACCCTATTGCCGCTATCGCTAATGGTCGCGATATCTAATTGAGCGGGGCGGGTCTTGGTCTTAGGGTAGAAGTAGGCGGCGATTGTCATTGTGTGTGTCCTTCGCTTGTGTTGTTGTTAGATAAAAAACATATCGATAGCGCAAAGAGCGCCAATCGTGAGTAGGGCCAATGGCATTATCCAATT